TGGTGGCGATGATGCGGCGGTTGTTGAGTTCATGCAGGCCCTTCGACCGGCGTTGGTTCACCTCGTCTTGCGCGCTTTGCAGATTGCGCGGGAAGCCGTAGCGGTCGCCCGCGTGATCGACCTGCGCCGAGAACATCAGATATTTGCAGAACGGCTTATCGAACTCATCGAAGAATGGCGATTGCCCCGCCATTAGTATCTTGGAGCCGGTGAACAGCGCCCACTTCCATCCGCCCTTTGACTTGTACCAAATGTCAACAAGCCTGACCTGCTTGAAGTCGCCGTTAGCCTGAAACCACTTCGCATCCCGGTCGGAATTGCTGGTCAGCTCGCCGCTGCTGTCGCAAGCGGCCTTGATGTCGTCTTCCATCCCCGGCAGCAACTCGATCATCATTTCTTCATCAACGTACTTGCCAATCCCCATGTAACGAGCGTCGTCAAAATCGTGTTTGAAGCTGCGCGGGTCATAAAAAAACCCGTCGTTATCGACGGGTCCAAAGATCACATCGTAGTCGGGTTGTGGCGGTTGCATCGGTGGCCCGCCGTTGTGGCCCATCCCGGGCATCATGCCACTGCCCTGTTGCGCCTGTGCCGTCTGCGCCGTGGGCGGCACGGCCTTGAGGTCAAGCTCGATGCCGCCGATGCCATCCACTGCGGCGGCTTCGGCCACGATCGGCCCCACCTCGTTCCACTTGTTACGGTCCATAATGTAGCGCAGCACCGCGGTTGCCAGGTCGGCACCCTGCTGATGCTGCGGCGTGCGCGGGTAGGCTTTGGGATCTTGTTTCAATCTCTCGACCAGCCCGACGATGCCGTCGATTTTGCGCCCAATCTTGTTGTATGTGACGACGGGTTGGCGCCGATCGTTGAGCGTTTTGATCTGCTCCGATGTCCATTGCGAGCCGTGGCGATAGCGTCGCGCGTTCTGCTGCTCCTGAATTTCCAGGGTCTTGCTATCAAGGTAAGTCGTATATGCCTTGATGCACTTTTCCAGCGTCCACGAGCCGTCCTTGTTCTCGTCGTTGTCGGACAGGTCGGCGGGCCCGCCGCCGGCCGCAGAGCCGCCCTGCGCGTAGCCGCTGAGACTAACGACCGAGCTGGTGACCATGGTTATTCCTCGTCGCCGTAGGTCTGGCGGCCAATAGACATCTTCTTATCCTTCGGATTATCCATTGCGGCCTTGGCCTCATCCTGGCTGATGCCGTACATGGCAGCGGCGCCGGCGAGGCCGTACTTCTTCACGATGTCGATGATGTCGTCGCGGAACAGGACGTAATTGCTGGTTGGCTTTGGATATCCAGCAATGATCTTTTCATACTCCGCAGCCTTGGCCGTATCGCCAAGCGCCCGGTATTTGTTCGCCGCAGCCGTCAGATCAGCGATGCGCTGCGGATCGAAACTCAAAGGGCGCGATCCCTGGTCGAGGTACTTGATGCCGGGGATGCCGGCCTCGCGGAGAGCCTCTGAGGCGGCAGATTGGTTTCGATATTCGCCTGGAACCAGCCTTGAACTCTCGTAAAATTGGCCACCCGTTATCGGCCCCCCGTGCCGCGTTACCCATGTTTCAGGGTCTATTTGCGGGCCGCGAATGTTTGCATATGGCTCAAGCGCAGATCGCACAGCGGGGCTTTGTTGTGCCAGCGCCTTATCCCAATCGAGGAAGTGCTCGGGCGCGGCGTTGATGTTCACCTCGTACATGCGGCCCTGCTTTGCAACGCGGGCACGCTCGACCATGTCCGTCACCTTGGGTAGATCAACCTCCCGCAACGCGGACGACATATACTGCGCGCGCTTAGCCGCAGTTACTGCGTCTGCATCAGTGCCGGCGTGGGACATGATGGCTTGCCGCATTTCGGGCGGCAGAGAAATGATATCATCAGGTAGCTTGCCGCGTGATGGGGCCAGCGTGTCGCGATAGCTTTTTGCCGTCGCCGGGTTCTCCGCAAAATACAGCCCGTGCCCGTAAGCCTGCGCGCCCTCGCCGGTCCCGATCTTCGACAGGTCGAACCGGTCGAAGTCGTGCGGCGAGCCGTGATAGGCGCGGATGGGCTTGATAACACCGGAGCCGAGCGTGGCACCGCCCTGCGCCGGTCCCATGGCCGGTGCCCCCACCGCGCCGAGCGCACCTAAGAACACATCGCGCGGGTCGTAATCGCCGCCGGCCTGCAGGCTGGCCGCGCTCTGCATTGCCCGTTCCTCGCTCGGCAGGAATTTGTCCCAACTCACGCCGCCCTGCGAAGCGTAGAGCGAAAGCGGATCGGGCTCGCGCGTCGGTGCGCGTCGCCGCGTGCGCGCGGCGTTGGCTTCATACATATCGAACAGGCTTGGTTCATCAGCCATAGCTCTGCCGGCCGATCGACATCGCCGCCGGATCGGGCGGCGGCAACGGCGGCCCGCCCGGAATGGCGGTCTGCGGTGCTGCCGGCGGCGGCTTCATGGCCGGCTCTGTCCCCGGCGGTGGTAGCGGCGGGGCCGTGTCGCCCCCTGGCGCACCACCAGCGCCGCCCATGGTGCCAACAAAGGCCGTCATCAGCGGCACGACCGCGCGCTGTTCCTCGGGGGAAAGCGCGCTCATGAACGCCGCGAACTTCATCTGAACGGGTTCCATTCGTGTCAATCCTTCAATAAGTGCGCCAATCCCCCGGCTGCTCGCCGGACGGCTTGAGCGGCGCATAGCCGCTGATGTCCTGCGGCTTCGGTGCTTCCTTCACGCGCGCATATGGCCTGGACATGCAGGCATACCGCCACTCGTCACCGCAATGGTCCTCGCTGTCCGACATTACGTCTTCGTGTCGATCGGGATCGTGCTGCAGGAACGGAATGGTGCGGATGCTGTCCACACAGGTCGAGAACGTCACGATCATGGCGTGACCGTCGGCATTGCCAACCATCCGGGAGCGCATCTGATCCCAGCCGCTGATTTGCTGGCCATGCCGCACCCGCCTGTTGTCGGCGCGCTTGAACCATACTTTGCCGCCCGAGCCGGTGCCCATGCTCTCGGCGATCGACGGCCCGCCGTCCTCGATAAAGGCTGATGGATCGAGCACGCCGTAAGCGATGTCATCGTCCTTTTCGCGCTCATGAATTTGCCTGCCGACTTCCGCCGCGTGCAGCTTTAAGCCCACATTCGGCTCGCCCGGGCGCATTCCGTACCATTCGCGATAGCGCACCATGCAGCCGCGCGGCAGATAATGCCCGTTCACCTCGTAATCGTCCGACACCACCGCCCACCAGCCGACCGAGAACGGCGAGGCCGAGCCCCAATCCATCGAGCGAAAGCGCAGCCAGTCCTTCGGTATCTCAAACGGCCGGATGATGTGGCGATCAGCCGACCAACAATCAAAAAAAGCACCCATGGCGACGGAGAAATCGCCTTCCAGCCACGCTGCAACAAGCTCCTTACTGCCAACCGCCCGCAGCCGCTGCGTATATGCCTGCACGTCAATGTGCGGATTATTTGCCACCCGCGACGGAATATAAATTCGTTCTAACCCGGTCCCTGGATCGCGGATGATGCGATTTCCGAGCGGCGCCGGATCGACATAGCGTGCGCGCACCCATTGGTGTCCCGGGCCGCCGGGATTGCCGGTCAACCGCACCGTCACTGGGATGCCAGCACCCGAGCGCAGCGTGGCAAACATCTTGAAGATGGGAGCCGGCGACGGAAAGTTGCCGGCTTCTTCAACATAGAGCTTGGTGTAGCTGTGGCCTTGGTAGCCTTCGGCGTCGCTGTCGCGATCGAGATAGGCGAATTTCAGCCGCGCGCCCTTGGGATCGCGCCAAGTTTTTTCGGTTTCGTTGTAAACCCATCCAAGCGGACGAAACAGCACCCGCGAGCGTTCGATGATGTCGGCAAGTTCGACATAGGTTCGACGGATCATCAGGCCGGAGGCGTTCTCGCCGTAGCGATCGGCGTGGTCCATCCAATCGCCAAGCATCGCGTCGGATTTGCCGCCGCCGCGAGCGCCGCCGAAGAAGATTTCGAACACATCGCACTGAATAAGTGACCATTGTGCAAAGTTGGAGCCCGGCGACCAGAGCACACGCTCGATAGGTTCACTGTAGCTTGGTGCCACTCCCATTCATGGTGCCTTCTATTGTCTTCGCCGGATCGAGGTAGTCGCCACCGTATTTTTGCAGCCAAGCTTCGCGTGAGATCGGCTCGGGCAGATGTGCGACGTATCTCACATTTATGTCGGCCGTTACTGCGGTGCTGGTGAGGTCGGGAATACACTTTCGAAGTAGAACGCAGATGGCGTGCACTTGCGATACGCTCAATTCCAGGCCGTCGAAAATGTGGGATTGCAGCCGGTTGACCAGGTCATGCGCTCGGATTTTGGCGCGCACCTCGTCGGGGTGAAACGGTATTCCGCGTTTGAGCTTGCGTGAGGCCCGTTGCTGTGCGGCCATGGCTGTGCTCCTTAGAC